GTTGAAAACCCTGCCCCTTTTTATCAACTTCGTGCCGTGAAAAGTACGAGTGCATCCGCTTGACGGTATCATCCGACAAATTCTTGCCGTTGCTGATGTCGCGAGCGCGTGCAACTCCGACGGCGGTTCCGCCTCGGTTGTATTCTTCGCGCCACTTCAGACCCTTTAGTGCCTCTTCGACCATTCCCTTGCTAGGCTTGTTCTCGTCTGCAAATGCGGACGGCGATGCGTCTTGTGCTGCTGGCGCGGCTGGCTCGACGTTGATGATCTTGTTTGCGTTATCTTCATCCATTCCGAATACAACGCGAAGGATGACGGCGACTTGTTCAGCGGAAAGTTCGCCGCGACCTAGCGAAGCCAGGATGCCCGAAAGCGCATCCGTTCCACCAATGCCGATGCTCTCGATGAGCGGAGGTGCTTCGTTTTTGCTTTCGTCGAAAATTGTATCGATAGCCGTAATCGGAACGGAATCTGAAATGCGGTTGGGTTGGATGTCGAACTCTTGACCGAGTTCCTTGATCATGTTCGCTTCCTTCGCCCGTGCGCGAAGTGCTTCTTCGTAGTCCTCGCCCATGTCTGAGTAAATTTGTCCGGCTGTCTTCAAGCCAGCCTTCCAAAGCGCTATGTCGGCAGATGCTTCGCGTCCGTAGTCAATCGAAACTTTCGCAGGCCAGCACCAGCGGCCATCGAGCAAGTATTCGGAATCTGGAATGAGTCCGCGAGCGGCGGCGTCTAGCAAGATAATGTTTTTTATCCTGTCAAGGAATTTACCTTCTAGCAACCCACGCCAGCGGAGAAACGTGCGCTCGGCCATTGCCGCTTCCATGCGAGCCATAGGCCCGCTCTTGTCTGCGTCGAAGGCGAAGCCGTAAGGCAAACCAACTGCCATGCAAATATGAGCTTGGATGAGTCGGATAAATTCTCCGAATGCGCCGGTCGGACGGTCGCTCTTGAACATCTCCATCTTCTCACCAGATCCGAGATAGTTGACCGTGCCAGGGTCGAGAGACTGCAAGCGTGCAACTTGCCCTTGATCGTTTGAGTTGCCCCGTGCGAAGTAGTCGCCAGCGTCAGCGGCTCCGCTCTCGGTGGTGATGACGCCGGACTGATACGAAGCGTATTTGATCGCTTGCACTTCGGCCTTGATCGCTTCTTGCAAGTCGCGAGTTGCATTTAACGCAGTAGCGAAAGCAGAGCGCCCGCGATATTCGTCAAGTCTTGCTGCGTCGAACAAGTGGATAAACTCTTTTGCAGGAATATCAGTAGGAGAAATGTACTGGTTATTAATAGTACGCGTGAAAATTGTGTATGAAACGGGTCTTCCATAATCGTCTACGTTGATGCCGCCGATATATTTATCCGTGTCCGTTCGATCATAAGGCGATCCGATGCGGTCGGCTTCGACGCTTTGCAGTTTTAGATCTTCGCCGTCGCGAACGATTATAAATCCGCAGTCTCCATCGCGAAGGATGGCCGTTACAGCGAGTTGCAAAAGCGTTGTAAAATTGTGACGACCTAAAAAGTCGCACTCGTTCATCCACTTCTGCCAGTATTTCTCGATCTTGGTATCAACATCGTGGTCGCCGGTGCGGGCTTGGTATGCGATGCGCCCGGAAACGTAGGTTGCAAATTTGAGAAGCAACGAACGGACGGGCGGAAAATTGTCTGCGAGATCGCGAGCGGCTCGAATGAGCGAAAGTCTTTCGCGAGTTCCTGCCGTATCTTCACCGCCGGACACACCGCGCGAGATCCCGCGCTTTTCGCTCGTCAATGCAGAATCAAAGCGTCCGAAATTGCGAAGCTTGGCTTGGTTGACCATGCGATCCAGTGCGGCCCTTGGTGCAACTAACGAGAGTGCTTTTGTGATGAGGTCTTGCATTATGGGCGCTGGGTTGGAAACGTCGGCGTAAACCTTCTTACACGAGTTCCGCTGGCGTTGTCAATAGCGGCCTGTAATTCTTTTATCGTCTGCGCGACTTCGGCAAGATTAGCGCGAGTAAACGAGCGCCCTGCGATGCTATACGACGCGCCGGCAACGGCTATTGCCTTGAGGCAAGCCGTGAAGTCGCCCTGCAATTCTTGCAGAGTTGCAAGCGGCAGGCCAAAAAATGATTTGTTCATCGCCATTCATTTGATGGCGATGTCAAAAATAAAGAAAAGGCGCGGGGATTGAACCCGCGCCGGTTGGTGTTAGGCGGCAACGTGGCGCATCGCTTGGTTCAAGCTATCGCAAAAAATAGTTGCACAATAATCAATCAAGCTATCACTCGCGTCATTGATATTTCTAAAACCAACGCAGGTAATTTCCTCACTGCGTCCGTTTCTCAAAAACTGAACAACCTTTTTTCCATTTGGTTTGCTGGCAATGAATATGTTGCCATTTTCAACGATAGTGAATCCGGCCTTGTTTAGTTTGTTGAGTGCGTTTTGAATTTTCATTTTGTTTTTTCTTTTTAAGTTTCTTCGTCGGGCTTCTTGCCTTTCGATGTTTTGAATATCTTCTGTTTTTTTATTTTTGAAAAGAAAAAAATAAAATTATTTTTTGTCCCTTGCCGAGCCGCTTAAACACTAGCTCATCGGCTCGATCATTTTCCTAACGCCACGAAATTGATTCACTCACCTATAGGCAAAACGCCTGCCAGCATAGCGGACGCGAGCGCGATGCACTCGCAATCCCAAAGATGGTTGGGCCTGCCGCCGATGCGAACCCATCGTTGCTCGACTTGCTTGGTCTTGGAGTTGGTCACGTCCTTCTTCATTTCCGATAGCATTTGCTTGCGATAGTCCTCGGAAACATCCCGCGCGACTTCCCATTTCGGCGTGGCGTCAGCCTGGCGAAGTGAAGCCAACTTATCTTTGATGCCTTCGTTGGAGAAAAAGAAATACGCGCACTTCAACCCATCGCTTCCGGCCTGCGCTCCCTCGATCTTGGAAACGAAGCGCCGTGTGCGCCGCCCGTTGTCGATATGATAAAAGCCATCCTGTCCCGAACCGTGCGAAGCTGTCCACCCACGCCTAGCGCATTGTTCGTAAACGAGCGGAGTGTCGTAGCCAGCATCAACGACGACGCACCGCGGCATGATGTCGAACTGCTGTTGAATGGCGTCAAGCGTTTCCCAAGTCAGCGGGCGCGACTCATGCAAGAGCATCGACGAGCCGTCCACTCGGAAGGCGCGGACGACGGCCCAAAAGTGATCGCGTTGTTTGTCTACGCACATAAAGCGCCGATGCTCGCCGTCGATCTTTTGACCTTCGAGATATTCCGCCTTGGCGTAGTCGCCGGTCGTTATCTCCGGCAGATCGCTTGTGACCTCGTCCTGCCAAGTCTGTGCCTTGCGCTTCTGGATAAATTGTTTTAGCGGCTCCAGGTTCCCGCTGCTCTTGGCTTCGTTGGCCTCGATCCACTCTTTCACAATGGAAAACCACGGCACCCACCAGACGGCGTAGGCCGGATATTCGAACGAGCGATGCCCTCGCACCGGATGTGGGTTGAGTGCACGATAGGTTGCAGTATTTGCAAGGTTTCGTCGAGTGCTTGCGTCGTCTTTGTATCGCGTTTCGCAGTGCTCGCACTTCATTCTTACCGAGTCCTGCACTTTATCCCACAAGATGCCGCCCTTGTCGTCACGCTCTGACGTGTATTCGATTTGATCGAATAGGTATCTCTGCCAGTTCCCACAATGGGAACACGTCCAGCCCCACACTTCCCGCGTTCCGCTGTCCCATTCCGCATCTGCTTCGTGCCCTGCATCCCATCCCTGCGACACTAAGAGCGTCTTGCGGTTCCACCTGTCGTGATGTCGGGCCTTCAACTCCTTTATCATCCCGCTTTTCCACCTCCAGACCTCGTCCCCGATGCAATAGCGCATCGACTTTTCTTGAAGGTTGGTCATGTTCGCGCCGCCTGCGAACAATACCATGTGCGGAAATAGGATCGTGGTCTTGCGTAGCGCGTGCCGGTCTTCTGGGAATAGGTCTTTGACTGGTTTGCATTCGTTGAATATGGGAAGCAAGCGCGACTCCGTCCAGTCTTTCACCATGTCGTCAGTCTGACCGACGAACAAAGTAGGCCCAGGCTTCTGAGCAACGATAAAGCAGGCCAAAGTTTCCATCATCGTAGTCTTGCCGCCCCCAGTCGGAGCGCGTAAGAAGACCTGCGTCGTTTCGTCGTCGCTTGCGGCCAACAGCGGCGCGTTGAGCCACGGCGCAACCGAAGGGTCGAAGCGCGAAGCGCGGTCGGAGTTCGGGAAACTAACGTGGTCGGATGCCCAGTCGAGTATCGTGCCGTCGAATGCGAGCTTGATGCCATCGCGAATGCCTTGTGCGAGTGGGTTCATCGCATTCCAAAAATTTGCTTGAGCGCGTCGAGATTCCCCGACGGCGGTTGTTTAGAAGTCGGCTCCTCTTCTCCGTCATACATGGCAACTTCCCACGTTGTTTCAAACATCTTGCGAAGTCCGGCAGCGGACAGCGTCACGTTTCCTTCACCGTCGAATGAAGGGTTGCGCTTTGAGTAAATTTTCCAGAGTTCTTTTTTCGTCATAGAGTTCAAGCCTCGCTTTAACTTAGTCGTAATTTCGGCAGAGCTTGAACATCTTCTCGATAGCGTCTCGGACGTGCGGCCATTCTTCCGCGTCGAAGCGTAGCTTACCGCCTTCCTGGCTAACCTCTAAAAACTCGCCAGCGGCCTCGTCGACGATCTCGATCTCGGTGACGCTGTCGTCAAATATCTGTTGCCCTTTAACTCCGACTATCATTTTTGTTGTTCGTGTTTCGTATGTCATACCTTTATACCCTTTCGAGTTCAATTTGCTTTTAAGTTCATTGGTTATACCTTCTCAAGCTCATTTCGGATCTCGGCCAAGATCGTTTGCGTGCGTTCATGTAGCTTCTTTCGCAAGCTCGCTTCGTCGAGTCCAGCCAATGCGCCCGATGCGTCGTTGACGAGCGCAGCGAGCTTGGCGCTGAAGATAGCGCCGATGCGGATGCCGGCTTCGCGCACTACGGCGATCTCAACCAACTCTCCTCGGTCTTGCTGAAGCCGGACGCGAATGCGTTCGCTTTCGAGTAGGGTCTTTTCGAGACGCGCTTCGTTCAGCGTAGCCGGCGCGGCCTTGCCCGACGCTTGCAGATATTCGTCGCGCCATTTTGTTGCGGCCTCGATGGACGAAGTCGGGCAACCCATTTTGACCCATTTTGCAACGGCCTGCTTGGAAATTCCCCACGCATTCCCGATGGCTTCGTGGCTTATTTTGACAACCTTAGTTTTTTGGTTCATGCACAAGAGAGCAAAGAGAGTATGTTAACC